CAAAAGCTAGCAGGTATCGCTAAAAATTAATTAAAATGAGTTTAAACACTTTATTAGAAAGCGCTAACCCATACCAATCACTTCAGAGTGATTCAGCGCGCCTTGCAGGCAAATGGGAAAAAACAGGACTTTTAGAAGGTCTTAAAGGAACAAACAAAAACAACATGTCTATGTTGTTAGAAAGCCAAGCTAAACAACTAGTTGTTGAGACTTCTCAAACAGGTGGTGGAACTGCATCTCAAGGTACTTTTACTGCAGGTGTAGGTGAGCAATGGGCTGGAGTAGCTCTTCCATTAGTACGTAAAGTATTCGGACAAATTGCTGCTAAAGAATTTGTTTCTGTACAACCAATGAATCTTCCTTCTGGACTAGTATTTTATCTAGATTTCCAATACGGAACAACTAAAGGTGGTATTACTGCTGGTGATTCACTATATGGTGATACAGGAGGAAATGAGCCTTTTGGAAACACAAACACAGGTGGTTTATACGGAGCAGGTCGTTTCGGATACTCAATCAACAACACTGGATCTGCTGCTGGAGCAGTTGGAACAGTAGTTGCTGCAACTTGGGCTGATTTGAACTTCAATAGTGACTATTCTGCATCAGCTGCTGCTGGTGATTATGTAACTGTTGCTATCTCAAAAGCAGACTTACCTAACCTAGACGAAGCAGGAGTAAGAGGATTTACTGTTGCATCTGCTGATGGAACATTAGACGCTTCTAAAAACTTACCTGAGTTTACTACTATCGATGCTAACAACGTAACATTTGTTATTTTGGATGCTGACAAAGGGGACGTAGCAGCTGGAGCTGTAGTTACTTACCAACTACAACCAACTGATCAGTACAGAGGTGATTTCGAAGATGGAAACAATGCAATCAACGGAGACAACTCTCCAATCGCTATTCCAGAAATCAACGTACAAATGAAATCATCTGCTATCGTTGCGAAAACTCGTAAATTGAAAGCAGTATGGACACCAGAATTTGCACAAGATTTGAATGCATATCACTCAATCGATGCTGAAGCAGAACTTACTTCAATCTTAAGTGAGTACATCTCTTTAGAAATCGACTTAGAGATTCTTGATATGTTATTATCATCTGCAGGTGCAGGTACTGAGTACTGGAGTGCTATTAACAACAAAGGTATCAACGCCGCTGCAACAGGATTTACTGAAGACCTAGGCTTCTATAACAGCCAAGGACAATGGTTCCAAACTTTAGGAACTAAAATCCAAAAACTATCTAACATCATTCACCAGAAAACACTACGTGGTGGAGCAAACTTCTTAGTATGTTCTCCAGCTGTAGGTACTATCTTAGAAAGTATCCCAGGATACGCTGCTGATAGTGATGGTGATGTAAGTGCTGCAAACTATGCGTTTGGTGTACAAAAAGTAGGGGCATTGAATGGTCGTTACAAAGTATACAAAAACCCATATATGACTGAAAATCAAGTATTACTTGGATTCAGAGGTACTCAATTCTTGGAAAGTGGTGCTGTATTTGCTCCATACATTCCATTAATCATGACTCCATTAGTATACGATCCAGAAACGTTTACACCACGTAAAGGTTTACTTACTCGTTACGCTAAGAAAGTTGTACGTCCTGAGTTTTATGGTAAAATTGAGATCGCTGGTCTTAATTCTCTATAATCTACGGATTACACTATTTATTGAAAGGGGGTTGACTTATGTCAACCCCTTTTTTATATTTACGTATAGTAGATAACTCTCTAATATTTATAACATATATTAATAAGTCATAATAGTATTAGAAAAAAAAATTCCAAATGCCAAATAAAAAGATTTCCGAATTAGTTAAAGTAACATCATCTAATGCTACTGACGAATATGTATTGAGTAGGGGAGTAACTAACGTAAGTATACAATCCCAATACATATCTGCTCTATCAGCATCATACGCTTTAACAGCATCATATGCAGTATCTTCATCTGTAGAGATCAAAAAAGAAGTAACTTCATCATACGCTGAAACAGCTTCATATGCTTATTCAACTACTATATTAAGTGGATCAGCTTCAGATGCTAGGAATGAATTAGTAACTAAAATAAGTGGATCATCTATAGCGCCTATATCTTCTTTAAGTGCTTCACTAACAGTAACTGACCAAACAATAAGTTCATCAGTCGCTTTATTAAGTGGGTCAGCTTCAGATGCGAGAAACTTAATAGTTGCTGACAATTTAGCTTTAAGTGCATCTTTAACATTAACTAATCAAGCTATAAGCTCATCAGTAGCTACATTAAGTAGTTCAGCAGCATCAGCTTTAACAACTTATAGTTCTTCAGCAGCATCATATTTAACAACTTATAGTGCTTCAGCAGCAACTTATTTAAGTTCTTCAATCACAACAGCTACTGTATTAACTTCATCATTTTCAGAAACATCATCATTTTCTAATACATCTTCATACTCACTAACTTCAGTATCAGCATCACACTCTTTAACAGCATCATATGCTATATCATCATCACATGAGATTACTCATGAAATTAGTTCATCATATGCTGAAACTGCATCATACGCTTTAAATAGTGGTGTTATTACAAACCCAACTACAGGTAGTATACCATTAAATATTAGTGGAGCATTTGTAGATTCACCAATAACAGTAGTGCCAGCAGTGGCAGGTTCTACAGGCGGAACAGGAAGTGTTTTAGCTACTTACACTAATATTTCGTTGATTAATACGGAGTTTATATTCAATTTCCCAACATCTGCATTAACAGGTGATTTGTTTACATTTGTATCCACTCATTTAAATACCCTTGGCAATGTAGTTGAACTTAGTGACGGGGTTGGAAATACAGGTTTATTTCAGGTAATTCGAGCTTATGTAGATAATTCGCCATTGTCACCAACAACACCACAGCTTAGGCCAGTAACAGGGTCAACAGTTCTGCCTACTACATTTGCAGATGGAGCAACAATAAGTTTTAGACTTACAACAACATCTACAGGAACACCAGGATTAACACACATAACAGGAAGTACCTTTGGAGAATCTATTAGTGGTTCATTCACAGGTTCATTTTTAGGAAATTTAGAGGGCTCAGCATCATACGCTCTAACAGCATCATACGCTTTAAATGGTGGAGGTGGTGGTAGTAGTGCTTTCCCATCAGAATATGTAACATCAAATACCAATGCTGAAAAAGGTAAAACATATGTATTTGATCAACCAACAGCATATACATTAACTTTACCTCTATCCCCATCAGATGGAGATTCAATTCAAATTTCTAATAGATCTAGTATAACGGGTAACATATTAGGTAGAAATGGAGAGTTAATAATGGGTAGTGCAAATGATTTAACTTTAGATTTAAATACCGCATCATTTATATTAACATACACTAGTGGAGCTCAAGGGTGGGTTATAATAGGAGCTGTCTCTGGAACTACTACAGGAAGTGCAGAGTCTATTTGGTATGATGGAGGAACATTTATATCTTCATCTGCCGATGTTAGAATAACTGGTAGTATGTCAGTTAATGGTAGTATTGAGTATTCTAACGTTTACAGTACTGTAAATGACTTACCATCTGCAACTCAATACCATGGAATGTTTGCTCACGTCCATTCAAATGGACAAGCCTACTTTTCTCATGCAGGTCAATGGGTTAAATTAGCCACAACATACTCTTCAACTTATATAACCTCAAACACCACAGCTGAGGAAAATAAAGTATATGTATTTGAACAGTCTACTCCATATACATTAACATTACCTCTTTCCCCATCAGATGGAGATTCAATTTACATATCCAATAGATCAAACATTACAACAAACTCAGTAAATGGGAATGGGGAGAAAATAATGGGAGATACCCAAAATTTAAATTTAGATAGACCAACAGCTGCCTTTAGATTAATGTATACTACTGGAAATCAAGGATGGGTTGTATTGGGATCCTTATAATTAATAACTCTCTAATATTTATAATAAAACATACATATGAATATTCCAATTTGGCCTGGTTCATCATCATTCGATCCTAAATCAAACCCAACACCTTATGGGTATTATGACGATGATTATGATTTCCAACAATCAGCAGACCAGTTTGCTAGGTTTGCCGCTCAAAACTTAGGATATCCCATAGTTGATGTTGAACTTCAAGATATTAACTTCTACAATGCTTTAGAAAGAGCTACAACAGTTTATGGTAACGAAGTATTCGCATTTAAGATTAGAGATAATCAACTATCGATAGAAGGTGGTGATGCTCAAGTCGACTTATCTAATGCTGTTATAACTCCATCAATGGCTAGTACTATTAGAATAGCTCAACAATATGGCTCTGAAGCAGGATCAGGTGGTAATATAACTTACCATACAGGTAGTATAGTGATGGAAGCTAATACACAAGACTATGATCTAAATGCTTGGGCTAAGTCTCAAGGATTAGATAAAAAAGGTGGTATAGAGGTAAAAAGAGTATTTTACGAAGCACCACCTGCAATAACACAATATTACGATCCATACTCAGGTACTGGATTTGGATTTCAAGCAATGTTTAACTCATTTGGGTTTGCTTCAATGTCACCAGCAACTAACTATTTAATGATGCCTCTATCGTTTGATTTACAAACAATACAAGCAATCGAAATGAATGAACAAGTTAGAAGATCTAACTATTCGTTTGAGTTAATAAACAATAAACTTAGAATATTTCCTATCCCTACAGCGGACTCAATAATACGTTTCGAATATATCATAAAAAGTGATAGAATGGCGACAGTTGAAGGTGATCTTGGTGATGGCCCAGCTAAAACTATTACATCAGTAGCTGATGCTCCTTATAAAAATCCTATATTCTCACGCATAAACTCTGTAGGTAGAGAATGGATTCAAGAATACGCTTTAGCTTTAGTTAAACAAGTACTAGGTAATATTAGAGGTAAATATGCCAACCTTCCAATTCCAGGAGCAGAAATAACCCTAAATGGTTCAGAACTGATATCTCAAGGAACAGCAGAAAAAGAAGAATTAATAGTAAGGTTAAGAGATTATTTAGATAGTACATCTAGACAAGCGTTATTAGAAAGAAAAGCAGCAGAAGGACAATTTGTTAAAGACGATTTATCCCAAGTACCATACACAATTTACGTAGCATAATATGGCATTATTTGCAGGAAGTAGAGACGTATCTTTATTAAGAAATCTTAATAGAGAGATTATGGGTGATATAATCACTCAACAAGCAGCATTCTATAGGTACAAGACTGAGGAAACTAAAGTCAACATGTATGGAGAGGCAGCTGGTGAAAAGTTTTTTGATGGTCCGTTTTTATTTAATTGTCTTATTAGTAGACAAGATCAAGAATATCCTGAAAGTGAACTTGGTGTAAACTTTAACCAAGGAATAACATTTGCATTTTTTAGAGATGACTTAGTTGATTCTATGTATGTACCTGAAGTTGGTGATATAGTATTATATCAAGAAGGATACTATGAAATAGATTCACTAACAGCTAACCAATATTTTGGAGGTAAAAACCCAGCTTACCCTAATAATCAAAATCCTTTGAATCCAGGATTAGAGAAGTTTGGTTCTAGTATATCTATTATAGCATCTACACATTATGTTCCTAGCGACAAGTTAAATATTTCACCTTATAAAGAAAGAATGTAACTATGGGAAACAATAGCAACAAGGGTTTAACACCCTCACAAATATTTGAAAGATCTTATAATGCCGCTCAAGGTAGAACACCTGCTATCCCTAACGTACCTGCATCTAAACGAAATCTAAAACCCCGTCCTAAGACGCAAGTTGAGTTATCTAGAGATGATCAAGAACCATATGATTTAACTAATCTAGGTAATCCAAATCAACCTGCTAATAATAACGAACAACAAACAGGTATTGATTTTAATAGATCATCTAAACTATCAGTTAAAAACGATGCAACTAAACCATTTAAAGTTGGTTTACAAGACGTTGATGAAGCAGTGTTTTATTACTTTAATAACGTAATACAACCTTTTGTTTATCAAAACGGAGGACGTTTACCTGTACCTGTAATATATGCTTCACCTGAACGATGGAAATCAGCTCAAAAAGATGGTTATTATAGAGATAAAGGTGGGTCTATTATGTTACCACTAATCGTAGCACAACGTAACTCAATAGAAAAAGATAGATCAGTTACAGCTAAGATAGATTCTAATAGTCCACATTTATATTATAGTCTAAATAAGGGATACAATAGTAAAAACTCATATAATAACTTTGATTTAATCAATAATCGTAAACCAGTTCATCAAACACAAGCTATTGTAGTTGGTGATTATGTAACTGTAGATTATAGTTGTATTATGCAAACATATTATATGGAACAACTAAACGCATTAGTTGAAGCAATGGAATATGCTTCAGATTCGTATTGGGGTGATCCAGAACGATTTAAGTTTAGATGTTATATTGACTCATTCCAAACTGAAGCACAACTAACAGATGGTCAAGAACGATTAGTTAGAGGTTCATTTAATATTAGATTAAAAGGTCAATTAATACCTGAAGTATTACAAAAAGACGTTTCAGCTTTAAAAGCATATAACTCAAAAGCTCAAGTAGTAGTAACACAAGAGACAGTACATGGGTTTGATTGTGATGGAAACGTTATTACATTATAGAATAACCAATAAATAAATAAAATGGAAGATAAGTTATTAGAAAAAGAAGAGTTACAAAAACTAAAAGATTTTAGAATTAAAGAAGAAAACATCATACTATCCTTTGGACAGTTATCATATCAAAGAATACAATTAGATGAACAAGAAGATGAACTTCTAGATTTTAAGAAAAAATTTGACAAAGATCGTTCCGAATTCGCATCAACCCTTACAACAAAGTATGGAGATGGAACAATAAATATAGAAACTGGCAAAATAACGCCAACCAAATAGGTTTTTGAAAAAGGTTTTAGTATTTATAACAAACGAATAATACTAATAAACACATAAAATGGCAGAAACATTATTATCACCTGGAGTACTTGCAAGAGAAAATGACTCATCTCAAGTATCACAAGGACCAGTAACCGTTGGTGCCGCTATTATTGGACCAGCTGTTAAAGGACCTGTAGAAATCCCAACTACCGTTACTTCATATTCACAGTATAAGTCAATATTTGGTGGGGCTGTAACAAGTGGCTCAGATAGCTACAATTATTTAACGGGTATTTCCGTTTACAACTATTTCCAAAATGGAGGAGAATCAGTATTAGTTACTAGAGTAACTAGTGGTTCTTTCAGTTCTGCTGAATCAACATCTGTTATCAATTCTGATACATCTAGTTCTTTCACATTAGAAACTCTATCTGAAGGGGATATTATGAATAACTCAGGTTCTCAATCAAAAGGAGCTTTAGAGTTAGGTACAAGCGATAACATTCGTTGGGAAGTATCATCTGTTAATGCCCAATCAGGACAGTTTAGTTTATTAGTTCGTAGAGGAGATGATAATAACAGAGACAAATCAGTATTAGAAACTTGGACAAACTTATCTTTAGATCCAAAAGCTGAAAACTACATTGAATCCGTAATAGGAAACTCTAAAAAAGTAGTAATGAATGATGGTGCGGATTATTACATCCAAAGCCAAGGTACATTCCGTAATAAATCAAGTTTCATTAGAGTTAAAAGTGTACATACAAAAACACCAGATTACTTTGATAATAATGGACAAGCTAAATCAGCTTTCACATCATCTTTACCTATAGTAGGTTCAGGTTCGTTTACAGGAGCAACAGGAGCATTCTTTAATACAGCTAGTGCTGCTAACTTCTACGAAAATGTATCAACAGCAGATATTCAAGGACTAACAGCTAGTGATTATGAAATAGCAGTTCAATTAATGGCTAATAAAGATGAATACAGATACAATTCAATATCTGTACCTGGAGTAACATCACAAAACGGTGCTTCAATCGTTTCATCAGTAGCTAATAACTCAGTAAATAGAGGAGATAATATTTCCATCGTAGATTTAGTTAACTACCAAGCAAACGTAGGTACAGTAACTACTCAAGCAGCAGCTTTCGATTCTAGTTATGCTACTGCATACTGGCCATGGTGTCAAACAATCGATCCTGAAACAGGAAAACAAGTTTGGGTACCTGCATCAGTTATGATTCCAGGAGTATATGCTTACACAGACGCATCAGCAGATGCATGGTTCGCACCTGCAGGTTTAACAAGAGGAGCTTTAGGATCTGTTATTAGAGCAGAACGTAAATTACCTTCATCTACAAGAGATACACTATATGGAGCAAATGTAAACCCAATTGCTACTTTCCCAAATAGTGGAGTAGTAGTATTTGGACAGAAAACACTACAAAAACGTGCTTCTGCTTTAGATAGAGTAAATGTTCGTAGATTATTAATCGCTGTTAAAACATATGTTTCTCAAATAGCAGATACATTAGTATTCGAACAAAACTCAGCTTCAACTAGAAATAACTTCTTAACACAAGTAAACCCATACTTAGAATCAGTACAACAACGTCAAGGTTTATATGCGTTTAAGACAGTGATGGATGAGTCTAATAACGGACCAGATGTAGTAGATAGAAACCAATTAGTAGGTCAAATCTTCTTACAACCAACCAAAACTGCTGAATTCGTATTATTAGATTTCAATGTTACACCAACTGGAGCTACTTTCGAATAAAAAACAGAGAATTAAATATTTATAATAAAATAAAAACACAAAATGGCGATACTCGATACTAACGAAATGTTCTTCACGGCCTTTGAACCGAAACAACAGAACAGGTACATGATGCTGATTGACGGTTTTCCATCTTACATGATTAAAGGAGTAAGTGCGATCCAAATGAGTCAGGAAGTAATAACTCTTAATCACGTTAACACAAGAAGGAATATTAAAGGAAAAACTGTATGGCAACCAGTAACGTTTACGTTATATGATGCTATCACACCTTCTGGAGCTCAATCTATTATGGAATGGGTTCGTCTACACCACGAAAGTGTAACAGGAAGAGATGGATATAGTGACTTCTACAAGAAAGATTTAACTTTCAATGTATTAGGACCTGTTGGAGATGTCGTTTCTGAGTGGATTTTAAAAGGTGCAATGATTTCTAATGCTGACTTTGGTGAGTACGGATTCGATAACGAATCAACAGCTCAACAAATCACTATGACGTGTGAGATTGATTACGCAGTATTGAACTTCTAGAAAGAAATACAAATATTTTATAAAAGAGGGTTGGCTTATGTCAACCCTTTTTTTATATTATTATGTATAATAAAAACGTTACAACAAATCAAGATTATGGCAGAGTTTAATTTCCCAACAGAAACAGTAATGCTACCTTCAAAAGGACATTTTTATGCTGAGGATTCACCTTTAGCAACTGGAGAAGTTGAAATCAAGTATATGACTGCTCGTGAAGAGGATATACTAACAAACCAAAACTATATTACAAAAGGTACAGTTTTAGATAAACTATTAGAATCACTTATAGTAGCACCAAAGTTTACCGTAGATGACTTATTATTAGGCGATAAAAACGCACTACTAATAGCTGCTCGCGTACTTGGGTACGGTGCAGAATACCCCGTTAGAATAGCCGGAGTAGACGATGTAGTAAATCTATCAGAACTAGAAAATGTTGATATAGATTTTGATAACCTACCAAAAGGTAAAAATGAGTTTGAGTTTAGATTACCAAAAGCAGATACAGTTATTAAGTTTAAACTTTTAACAGGTAAAGACGAAAAACGTATCGAAAAAGATATTGAAGGGATAAAGAAAATCAAACCAGATTCTTCTCCCGCTATTTCAACTAGATTAAAAACCATTATAACTGCCGTAGAAGGAGACGGTGCTGCCAAGTCAGTTGGCGAGTTTGTAGATAACTTTATGTTAGCTATGGATTCACGTGCATTCAGGAAACACTATAAAACGTGTATGCCTGATGTAGACATGACCTTTCGCAGTTCAGCAGGAATCGATAGGGAAATCCCCATTGGACTCAGCTTTTTTTGGCCTGACTCCGACTTATAGAGCTGGTTTATTTAGACAAATACACGAAATAATATTTCACGGTAACGGGGGCTATAACTATAGTACTTTGTATAATATGCCTATTTGGCTTCGTAATACGACTTTTAAGTTAATAAACGAACATTACGAGAAACAAAATGAGGCAAACGAACAAGCATCTAAGGGTAATAGTTCTACAAAACAAACGTTAGTAGGTGAGGATGGTAAAGTAAACGTTCAGGACTTTAAGGCAGCTTCTCAACAATATACTAAAACAAGTTATAAGTAGTAATATTTATAATAAAACACCTTTACTTTGGCTACACCAACAAAACAGGAACTAGATCAGATTAACTCCTTACTTAATGATATACAAATAAAGTATGATCAGTTAGGTAAGGAAAATCCATTTAAGGGTTTTGACACTAAAAATATTAAGGATGTTAATGCTTCTATTAAACAATTAGACGCAGGTTTAAAAGGAGTTAATAGTGAGATAAATAATACTAATGACGAGTTTCAAAACGTTTTTGCTTCCCTTCAAAGTATAGTTGGTGAATTAACCAATGGTAAATCAGCAATAAATCAAATAAACAGTGCCACCAAAACCCTAACTAGTATAAGTGGTAACCTTTTATCACAAAGAGAACAAGGAATAAAATTAGATACTAAGGAACTTATATCTATGCAGAAAAAGTCTGATTTAGCTTTTTCTACCCTTAAACAACAACGAGAAGAGGTTAAAAACCAAGCAATATCAGCTGCAGTTGAAAGAGATAATGCCTTATTAAACTTACAAAGATTATCTGGTTTAGAAAAACAAGGTAAACTTAATGAAGATCAATTAAAAAATAGGAAAGAAAACCTTCAAAAACTAAAAGAATCAAATAAACTTTATAATGAAAGTATAACAGCATTAGGTAATGCTAATGCTATACTAGATGAATCCTCAAACAAACAGGATACAATAACTAGGGGTTTATCAAATGAACTTAAGGATAGACAGGCAATCGAAGGTTCTATTGGTATTGCAGGTGGTCTTTTAACTTCACTTTCTAAAGTAACAGGTATAACAGGTATATTTGATATCAATCAAATTAAAGCAAATGCTGAACTAGCAGCTGCTGAAGCAATAAATACAATTAAGCAAGGGGATGATTTCCAATCCAAAATCATACCAATAAACCTTGATATTGTTAAGGCAAAAGATAAGCTTACAGAATTAACCTCCTCATTAATAGATACCTCAAGTGTTGACGAAGATATAAAAGAAAAATATGCTCTAATTACTGAAGCTGAAGAGATAGGTAACAAAGAGTTGGCATCACAGTTAAACGATGGACTTGCTGATCTTGAAAAGCAAAAACAAGATATTATTGAAAAAAATAAACCTATTCAAGTTAAAATAGGTGAGGTAAATGTTGATTTAAGTAAGGCAAATGATGAATTTGACAACCTACAACAATCAGCAAGAGAATCAGTCAATGATGCAACAACCCAATTTAAAATATTGGGTAATACAATGTTAAAGACATTTGAGGGTTTAGGTAATACCTTAAAATCCCCAGAAGCTATATTCACTGCTCTTGTAGCAGCAGCAGGTCAAGTAAATTCCCAAGTAGTTGATCTTGCTAAAAGTATGAATGTATCATACGAGGAAGGTCAAAAAATAAGAGGAGAATTTGCTGGAATAGCAGCTTCAACAAGTGATATTACTGTAACTACTAAAAGGTTAGTAGAGGCACAAATGCAGTTTAACGAAGCTCTAGGTATATCCGGTAAAATCATACCTGAAAACGCAGCAGCACAGAGTAAACTTACTAATCAGTTAGGTATAGGAGCTGATTCCGCTACAAAACTTAGACAAATAGCAGAAGCAACAGGTGTAAGTTTAGAAGAACAGAAATTAGCTCAATATGAATCCATAAGTGCTATGTCAGCACAAGAAGGTGTTGGTATAGACGTTAAGGAAGTGATGGATGAAGTTGGTAAAGCCGGAGCATACGGTTTAGCTCAATTCCAAGGTTCTGTAGTAGCGTTAACTGAAGGTGTAGCACAAGCTAAAGCATTAGGTTTAAGTTTAGATCAAGTAAATTCAATAGCAGGTAAGTTATTAGATTTTGAATCATCTATCAACGCAGAACTACAAGCAGAGTTATTATTAGGTAGAGATATTAATCTAGAAAAAGCTAGATTAGCAGCCCTAAATAACGATCAGAAAACATTAATGGAGGAGATTAATCGCGAAATGGGTGATTTTGAAGATTTCTCCAATATGAATAGAATACAACAAGAAGCAATGGCTGATGCCATTGGTATGTCAGTTGATGGATTATCGGAATCACTATTGATGCAGCAGTATGGGGAAATGAGTCAAAGGGAAATAGTCGCTTTAAAAGGAGAAGAAGTCGCTAAGCAAGTAGAAATGTTAAAAACTCAAGAAGCATTTGGTCTACTTATTGAAAAACTACAAGGTGCACTTACAGATCTAGCAGCTGGTCCATTAGGTTCTATAGCAAAGTTTTTCACCGATATATTAGGTGAATCAACAGCAATAGCATTAGTTATAGGAGGTTTAGGATTTGGTAAGTTAATATCAGGACTACCAGCTCTTATAAATGGTTTAAAGGTAGTCAAAGGATTAGAAATTGGTGCTTCAATAGCTAAAATGTGGGGTTCTTATTCTGCGTTTATGGGACCAGCAGCAATCCCAGTTGCCGTAGGAGCTACAGCAGCTATGTTAGCGTCTATTGCAGCTTACTCAAAAATGGATGATGGTATTATACCTGGTTATGGTAAACGTATATTATCAACACCTGAAGGTAAAATAGCATTTAACGATAAAGATACAATCGTAGCAGGTACAAACCTAGAACAAAACTCAGTTATTAATAAACCTACTACAAATAGTATGGTTTCAAATAACACTACAACACAAACCGTAGCACCAGCTAATAACGCTAGAATGGAAAGTGAGTTAAGTGCTATTAAAAGAGTATTAGAAAACATAGCAACTAAAGAAGGAACAGTAAGTATGAACGGAACTAAGTTTGGAACTGTAACAGCTATGAATACTTACCAAATCCAATAATATTTATAATAAACCAATAATAACTAAAAACAATAAATTATGGCTTACAAAGGACTTGAAGATCGTTTAATCAACGCAGGATCTCCTAAATCAGCAAACAATGGTGCTCAACCAACAGTGGCTCTATCAGCCGATGGTATTATTCCAATCAACAACACATTCTCTAAGGGTAACTATGAAGATTTTGCTATAGCAACTGGAGTAACATCTGTTAGACTACAAGATACAACAGATTAATTAATATATTAATCTAGAGTTATATGGGCTTATTCAAAGATAAAGTCGAATCTTGGGATAAAATTAATGGATTACGTGATAGATCTGGAGGACATCGTCAAAGACATATTACTCCTTGGTCTATTGGTGGTAATATAGGTAATCAATCCCCAATAGAACCCCTTATCTGGACTGAACTTCCACCTTTGGAGGATCAATGGTCAGGTAAGGAGGAAACCGACTTTCTGCTTAGAAATGGAACTTTAAAGGATTCCATGACTGATGTAAAGCGTATGTCTAAAGTATTAACTCAGACTACAAGAGGTAAGTTATTCTTTGTTAAACAAAATCTATTATCAAGATCAGGCGTTGCTACTGAGGCCTCTGGTATTCTCAACGAGGGTGCTTACCTACCAACGTCAACGTTAGCTCAAGTAGGTGTTGTGGGATTAGGCGGACATCTTAATAAACAAGGTGTCAATCCCTTTAGAAAAACAGGACCAGATGATGATAACACAATCCTTGGATTAGATGTTGCCAACCCATTAGAACTACCTACATATGCTCAAACTGTTAAGAGAGGTCAAGAAACCCCACAAAATAGATTAGTAGGTTATCTCAATAATAAGATCAATAAAACCACCAACGCATCAAACCCTCTAGGATCTTTTGTTGATAAGTTAAAATCAAAGTTTATTAAACTAGATGGACCTAATATTTTAGATTCATATAGTGGAGGACCTGGATCAGTTTTAGGTGTAGGTCGCACTACAATCAGAATGTCACCTGAACAACGTACAGGTAAAAACAACGATAAGTTAGCTCAATCTGGTTTCTTTACAGAAAGTGGTAGACCATCTAAGGTAAACCCAAATATAAAACTTAAGGATTTCACAATATCCTCTATTACTAATAGGGGCGGATCTGAAAATGCTGCTTCATTAGGAGGTGCTACTAGTGGTGTAGAAACACTATCCTTCTTTAATTATGGGGTTTTTGACCACCAATACAATCAAAATGGGTATAAATTAAATATAAAATCTAATCAGATTTTAAATGAATACTCATCAGTTTCCCTTACATATCAAAGACTTACTGAGGTAGATACTAAACTTGGTATAAGTGAAGGAGGTATAAGAGATTTAAGTCAAAACAAAATAGTACTTAAGAATACCTCAGTATATCAAAATGGGTTTGAAACGAATGAGAAAGTAACTAACCCAGAAGGTTCTTTTTCGTCTACTTTAACTCAAAAACAGTTAATAGAACGACCCCCAAATCTTAGTTCTAAAATAGGACCTGATTTTAGAAAATTACTTACTAAACAACCAGAAGAAACTATATCTAAATCCCTAAACTATGAAACCCAAAACATAGTAAATAGAGTAGGTGTAGGTGATCCTGGACAACGTGGTAATATAAGTGATTACCAACTAGGTAAAAGGATTGATGGAAAATCAACACCATTAGATAAAATAACAGCCCACTCAATATACAGATCAGGATTAACTGCAAAAAATGATCCATCACTTAACGATTTAGTTAAGTTTAGAATAGCATCAGTAGACCCAGAAAACCCATCAAGAAGTAACTACATACACTTTAGAGCGTTTTTAGGATCGTTTTCTGACAACTATAACTCATCTTGGTCATCACAAAAGTTTATGGGTAGAGCTGAAAACTTCTATAACTACGAAGGATTCGATCGTTCTATTTCTATGAACTGGACAGTACCAGCTCAAAGTAAAAACGAGTTGATGATAATGCATCAAAAACTAAACTACCTAGCATCTAACTTAGCACCTGATTATGTAGGTGGTAAATATATGGCTGGGCCTTTAGTAAGATTAACTGTAGGTGGGTACCTATATGAACAATATGGTTTTATAGAATCACTTTCACTTAATATCCCAGATAACTCACCATGGGAAATAGCAGTAGCAGGCGCACCAGAAGGTGGTACTGAGATTGAAGGTGGTGGGGGTCTTAGACATGATACAAGTGTTAAAGAACTACCCCATGTTATAGAGGTATCTGGATTTTCATTTAGACCAATACATGATTTTGTAGTTCAAAAACAAAAACTTGGGTTTGAAAATGGTGCAGTATCTTCATACGGGTTACAAAGATATATTGCTCTAGCAGCATCCCAACCCACAAACACAGGATATAACGTAAATAAGACTAAACCTGAAAATACAGGAAAATAATGAATAGATACGTAGACCAACCAACCACAACAGGTAGCATGGGCAACCAGATGTATACAACTACAAAATATCAAAAAATCCCTTTGAGTTTTGAAGATTTGTATGTATATTCTACTATAGGTGACAGGTATGATGAGTTAGCATTACAATATTATAACGATTCAACTCTTTGGTGGGTTATATCTATGGCAAACGATACACTAGATCAATCATCATACTTCCCACCAACAGGAATACAACTAAGAATACCAGCAAACGTGTCAGGCATTCTATCAAATTTTAAAGTTCTAAATGAATAATCATGGCAAAAAGTCAAATACCCGTAGTTGGCGAACCATTTAAGGAGTATGTAAATGGTCAAATAGATGCCAGACAAAAAGTATATGGTTCTGGTTTTAGTCAAAATAGAACAGCTCAAGAGATGTCATATCTTAATTCAAGAACATCTTGGGTTAAAATGGCATCATCTGTTTCTGTAAACTCGGATTCTTATGGAAATGGGAAAATAACAAAACTCCAAAATTTAAATGCAGAGGGTAGCAGTGTTAAAGATAAGAGGGGAATGTCCTTAGCTCAAAGTGCGGTTTTACATAACACCATATATAATAAAAACACAAACTCCTTTAATAGTGGTGTATCTACAAATAATACATTACTTAATAATAAATCCTATGGTTTTGGGGGAAATGAATTTGGTCTCCAACCCTCTCCTGGTATAACTAGTTTTAATATTAAACACATAAATAGGGGATCCATTCGCTCCGCAGAACTAACCATAACAGCATATAATAAATTTCAGTTTGAGTTAATAGAAACATTATACTTAAGGTTAGGGTTTACCATGCTTATTGAATGGGGTCATTCTAAATATTTAAAAAATGATAATACTTTTACAACCCCCTCCAATACCCTAATAGATAACTATTGGTGGGAGGTAAATGGTGTTAGTGACTTAGATATGCTAAGTAAAATAGAATCAGAAAGATCCAAATCAAACGGTAACTATGATGCAGTATTTGGTAAGGTATCTAACTTTAGTTGGAACTTTACAACAG